GGCGGTGGTAAAGTTCGTGGGTATGGTAAAGCTCGCGGTGCTAAACCCTGTAAGATGAGGTGATAGTTCATGCGTAGATATTATAAATCAGGCGGAAAGATTTGCGCAAAGGGTAAATCATGGGCAAAACGTACTTTCGATACGTATCCTTCCGCGTATGCAAACATGGCAGCATCTAAATACTGTAAAGACCCTAACTACGCAAAAGGATCTAAAGGTAAAAAGGCGAAAAAGTAATGGGCGAGCTAAAGAAATGGCGAGACCAGCAATGGGTAAGGATTGGAACCGATGGTAAAGTCAAAGGTCCGTGCGGCACTTCAAAAGATAAAAAGAACCCTGACAGATGCCTTCCAAAAGCTAAAGCAAATAGTCTTTCGAAAGACGAAAGAAGAAAAACCGCGCAAAAGAAAAAACGCGAAGGGAAAAAAGGCAAAACAGTAGTAAAGAATACAAAAGCTGCTACAGTAAAGTTGTCCACTGGGGGATTAGCACGCCGTAAACGCTCTATTGCAAGAGGTTGTGGCGCGGTTATGGAGAATAAAAGAAAACAAACATTATATACGTAAGGGTAGGATATGGAAATTTTTCAAAATGGCAGGTTCTCTACGGGTGAACCAGTGTATCAAATTGGTACAAAGAATGCTGATGGTACATATGAAGTTAAAGTTTTTGATTTGATGACAAAGGCACAAGCCGAAGATAAAATGAAATCTATGGGAGTTAAAACAGAAACACCCAAACCCGCAGTTTCTACTAAAAAGTCAAAACCCAAGTACAATGATATGTCTAAATTAGAACTTGAAGCGCTTATGCGCGAAGAGGGAATAGAGTTAGATCGCCGTAAATCTAAAGCTAAACTTCTAGCAGAAGTAAAAGCACACTTTAAAGGTAAATAAATATGGCTACGTCGGGTACTACAGCGTTTAATATGGACTTCACGGAGATTGCTGAAGAAGCATGGGAACGTGCGGGTCGAGAAATGCGGTCTGGGTATGACCTCCGTACTGCTAGACGTTCTATGAATCTAATGACAATCGAATGGCAAAACCGTGGGATAAACTTGTGGACTATTGATGAAGGCACTGTAAGCCTTGCAAAAGATACTGCTACTTATAATTTACCCGCTGATACTATCGACTTACTTGAACAAGTTATACGCACAGGGAGTGGTACTACACAACAAGACCTCACAGTATCACGTATTAGTGTAAGTACTTTTGCTACTATCCCCAATAAGACTGATACTGGTAGACCGATTCAAGTGTTTATTGAACGTCTGCGAGATCAACCACGCATTACTGTATGGCCTGTTCCTAATTCTAACGATTATACGTTTGTGTATTGGCGGCTGCGCAGAATTGAAGACGCTGGCTCTGGTACTCAAACAGCGGATATGAATTTCCGCTTCCTCCCGTGTTTAGTAGCGGGGCTGGCGTACCATATTGCCATGAAAGTACCTGATTTAGCGCCTCGTGTAGATATGTTAAAAGCAGAGTACGAAGCTCAATTTGTTTTAGCGGCAGGAGAGGACCGAGAAAAAACTCCGTTTCGATTTGTACCTAATGTGATGAGGCCGTAATGGATCGTTTTGCATCTGCACGAAAAGCATTAGCAATATGTGATATTTGTGGGTTTTCCTACAAACTAAAAGAGTTACGCCCACTGTATGTAAAAGGAAACAATACAAATACACTTGCGTGCCCTACGTGTTGGAATCCCGACCACCCACAACTTAGTCTAGGAGAGTTTCCTGTAAATGATCCGCAGGCGCTTCGTAACCCTCGTCCAGACACCGCTGAACTTGTTGCGGTACGTAACGGACAATATGGTTTTAATCCTGTAGGACTAAACGATCCTTTTAACTTGCAAGATAATAACTTAATTGCAGACGGAGGGGTAGGAGTTGTAACTGTGACAATATCTGATTCTGGTAATAATATAACGGGAGTCAGCGCAAATGCTTTATTAGGCTCTGTTACAGTTAATCCCACTACAACTACTCCAAGCTTTGACAGCACAACAACGACTTTAGACTCTACTACAGACACATTCGACGAAGGATAAGACATGGCTTTACAAAGTGTAGGAATAGGAAGCAGCGCAAACGATGGAAATGGCGATACTCTTCGTGCAGGTGCAACTAAGATAAATGCAAACTTTACAGAAATATACGCAGCACTTGGGAACGGTTCAACTCTTACCGACATAATAGATGCCAACGGTGTTATAGATGTAAGCTCTGGTGCTAATAAAATTGTTTTCTACTACGGTGCTTTAAGTGACTTGCCAAGTGCATCGACATACCACGGCGCTGTAGCCCACGTTCATGCGACTGGGGGACTATATTTCGCGCACGGAGGAGTATGGATTCGAGTCAACGATGAGACAACTGGCCCCGTTACTAAGTACACAACAGGTACAAATGGGTCTTCTGCTTATACTTTTACTGGCCCCGGTGCTACATCCGGAGACAATCCAAATTTTACTTTCTACAAAGGTCATACCTATTTAATTGACAACACAGCTAACGTAGGAAGTCATCCTTTGCAGATAAGAACATCTAACGGTGGGTCTGCTTTTACAACGGGTGTAACAGATAATTATAACTCAACAACAGGATTGACACAATTTATTGTGCCTCACGAACCCTCCGATACATCTTTAGTGTATCAATGCACAAGTCACAGTAGTATGGTGGGAAATATAACAATAGTGTAACAATGTATAATATCACGAGTTTCACTGGATTTGTCAGTTGAGTTATTGTAACAATGATGTAGGAGATTACTATGAAGAAAAAAGGCTACAAAAAAGGCGGTAAGGTAAACACACCTGTTAAAACTGCAAAAACCCCTAAAAAAACTAATGGGGTAAAAGTCCGAGGCACAGGTGCCGCTACAAAGGGTTTATTTGCAAGAGGGCCAATGGCATAGCGCATGAATTATACTGAGTTAAAAACAAACATAGAAGACATCTGTGAAAACACATTTACAGATGCTCAACTCGCTATGTTTACTCAGCAAGCAGAACAGAAAATATACAATTCTGTACAAATACCAGCGTTACGTAAGAATGTAACTGCGGCGTTAACAGCTAATAACAAGTATTTAGCACTACCTGCAGATTATTTATATACGTATAGTCTGGCAATTGTTGATAGTTCTGATAATTATATATACCTATTAGACAAAGACGTTAATTTTATTCGAGAAGCGTACCCAAACCAAACTACCGCAGGTGTGCCAGTGCATTATGCAAATTTTGATGATACTGCTTTTATTTTAGGGCCAACTCCAAACGCAACATACGCAGCAGAATTGCATTATGGCTACTATCCACAGTCTATCGTGGACGCAAATACTACTTGGCTTGGAGAAGAATTTGATTCAGCGTTGCTTAACGGTGCGTTAGTTGAGGCCATACGTTTTATGAAAGGTGAGCAAGATATGGTAGATATGTACAATAAAATGTATGTTCTATCTATTGGACTACTTAAAAATCTTGGTGATGGTAAGCTACGTGGGGATACCTATCGCTCTGGGCAACCAAGAACTATAGTTAGTTAGGAATAAAAAACAATGTTTAAAATAGACGTAAGTGTACCACAACATGAACCGATTGTAGGTGTAAAGACTACTAATAACCGTGGTTTTACGCCTGAAGAATTAGCGCAGCAATGTGTAGAAAAAGTAATTTCGGTCTCTGACAGTGCCCATCCCGGGATAAGAGACCAAGCTCGTGCTTTCTCAAAGCACGTTGAGAAGCTTGTTGCATATTATATGAGGCAGGCTATTCGCAGTGACCGTACAACAGTGTGTAACGCGCTTATTGATGCGGGTCATCCCCAACTGGCTGAACTTATAAGGAGACTTTAACATGGCCTTTTCTGGAAACTATATGTGTACTTCTTTTAAGCAAGAGCTGCTTACGGGAAGTCATAACTTTACAAACTCGTCAGGAGACACTTTTAAACTAGCTCTATACGACAACAGTGCTTCATTTAATGCAGCAACTACAGCATACACATCATCTAACGAGGTATCAAACTCTGGAACGTACGCTGCGGGTGGTGGTGCTCTTACAAACGTAACACCAACAACTTC